CTTGACCCCAGACTGAAAAACCTGTACACAAAAAATCCTCTGCCCAGAGTCAAGTGCAAAGAAGCCTTGCAGATTATAGCCAACGCTTGCCGTTGTGTCCTCACACAATCCCGTGACGGTGTGGTACAGATCAAGTCCAACTTTGCACCCGAAGCAAGTATTTCTTCCAATGGAGAAGCCCCGTATTCTAAGGTATCTGCGGTTCTGACCAATGATAGCAAGGATGAATACGCAACGCTGGCAACGGGTTATACCGTGGTAGACGGTGGGATGTTCTTTCTGCCCCGAAGTTTGGAAAGAGGACTGAATACAGGCTTTGTGTCCAGTGCTATTTCCGGGGCAGATGGGAAGTTCACTACGAACCCTGTATTGACGGTAACGCAGGAAGCAATCTGTATGTACTACGGCGTGAAGCTGGTATTCGGTAACGCCCTCCCTTCCGGGATTGTGATACGAACCTATAACACTGGCAATCTGGTAGAGGAATATACAGTTGATGATGAAATCACAAAGGAAATGGTCATTATCCATACTTTTGATGATTTTGACACAATGAAGGTAGAGTTTACTGGAACGGCTGAACCGTTTAACCGTATCGTGCTGAACAGTTTTGCGTTCGGTGATGTAACCAACTTTACCATGACAAAGGGCGATATGACTTCCTCTCCGAAAGCTATTAAGCAGGAGGTTGTCAAAGAGGTCATTGTGCCGTGTTACAGTTACCAGACGGGCAACCCAGAAGAAAGCCTTATCAGTGAGGAAGTTACGGTCACTGCCGGGGAGGAAATGACATTTTTCCTTGGTGCAGCGTCCTATGGGTACAGGGCTACATTGGATGAAGTCGCAAGCAATAAGGTGAGTATCACTGCAAGCGGCAACTACTATGTGACCGTGAAATTCACTACGGCGGGTACATATCAGTTTGAGGTATGGGGCTACCGATATAAGGTGATTGAGCGGTATGCCACTGTAAAACTGCATGAGCGTGGCAAGACGGTCAAGTGGGAAAACCCGCTGATCTCTGACATGACGATGGCAAATGACCTTGCTGAGTGGATTGCCGACTATTATTCCGCTGGCATTGAGTATGAGTACAATACCAGAGGAAACCCGGAAATTGACGTGAATGACATTGTGTATCAGGAAAACGAGTTCCGCGACAACATGAAGGTGACGATTTACCGGGCAACGCTCAACTTCAACCAGTCTTTCTCTGGAAAAATCACTGCCCGGAGAGTGGAGGGATAGTATGGCTTGGCAAACACCTAAGACGGATTGGCATGGTGCGGTAGACGCAAACGGCGTGTACAGCGGTGACCGTTTTAACGCTGCGGACTTTAACCGTATCAAGAACAATCTGACCTACCTGCGTGACCTTGCAATCAAGGTATATGCGGAGTTCAACATTGTGTCCCTGGGCAATGACCGTACTCCCAAAGATTACTTCTACGCTGATGAAATCAATCAGCTTGAAGCCAACCTTGTCACCATCAATTCTCATACGCTGAAACGGTCTTACGGGTCTGCCCCTACCTATAACGAAAACGGCAACACTATGGATTTTGCCGAACTCAACCGATTGGAGGGGGCAATCCTTGACCTGTATGACAAGCTGACCAATCAAGCGTATGGAAGGAGGATGCTGACATGGAACTTTGGTATGAAGGGAGGAAGCTTGTAAATGGCTTGGACACTGTTACCAACTAACTACACGGACGCAGTGTGGAATGGTCTGAAAAAGTATCAGGAAATCACCAACGATGACGGTACTGTTTCTTTTCAGGACGTGACCACGTACACCAACCGTGAAAATTCTTTCTTTGGCGCGAAGGATGCTAACAGGATGAATGAAGCACTGAACGTGCTTATGAGCATGGTTGAGAATGGCACTGACCTGTACACGGCGTTCCAGAACTACTTTGCACAGCAGAAAGTGGTATTTACCGAAAAGGCAGATAACACCTATGCGGAGTTTGAGGACTACGTTGCTGACCTGAAAACGGAAGGTGACGCGGCAATCAACACCATCAAGACGGACTACCGTGAGGAAATCACGGAGTTTGAAGAACAACAGGAGGTCTTGTTCAATACCTGGTTTGAACTGGTCAAGGGTCAGCTTTCCGGGGATATTGCGGGTAACCTGCAAAACGGCATTGACGCTGCCAATGAGCGCGTTATCTTGCTGGAAACTATGGTGCTGAACAATGAATTTGCTGCCCCGATGATTACCGATGATGACACTCTTACCGTTATCACCGATGACAACGGTAACGCTATTCTGGCTGACTGGAAACACAAGGAGGTATAACCGATGGCAACTCTCAACATTGAAAATGGTAAGAAGTTCGGTGACTTGAGTATCATCACCGAAGCTGCGGATAACGCGATGCTGCTTATCCATGACGGTAACGGCGTGAGAACGATTTCCGCAGGCAACCTCAAGAAGGACATTAAGGCACTGGTCACTGCCGCACAGTCCACCATTGACGCTATCGCCACTACTGGCGCAGGCGCACACAACTCTATCTACCGTGGTAAGAACCTGGGTACTTCCGTGACCGCTGCCCAGTACGCGGCTATCAAGGCTGGTACTTTCGATGATATGTACATTGGTGACTACTGGGTTATCAACGGTACTACCTATCGCATTGCTGCCTTTGACTACTATTACCGCACTGGTGATACGTCCTGCGACTTTCACCATGTAACCCTGGTTCCTGACGGCAATATGTACACCCACTGCATGAACGATACCAACATCACTACTGGTGCGTATGTCGGTTCTAAGATGTACACCGAAGGTCTGAACCAGGCGAAGGAAACCATCAACACTGCCTTTGGTGCGGCGCATGTGCTGAACCATCGTCAGTATCTGCAAAACGCTGTCACTGACGGCTACGCTTCTGCCGCTTCCTGGTATGACTCTACTGTGGAACTGATGACTGAGCAGAATGTGTACGGCTGTAAGATTTTCGGTAACGTATCCAACGGTACTGCGCTGCCGAACAACTACACCGTGGACAAGAGTCAGTATCCGCTGTTCGCGTTCCGTCCTGACATGATTTCCAACAGAGCGTGGTTCTGGCTGCGTGACGTAGTATCCGCTGCCAATTTCGCCGGTGTCTCCACCGGCGGCAATGCGCACTACAACGACGCGTCTAACGCTGACGGTGTGCGTCCCGCTTTCTCTATTATCGGTTAATCAGAAATCCCCACCCCTTCATGGGGTGGGGTAAAGGAGAACAACTACCATGTCTGTATTGAAGAACAAACGTAAAGCGTCCCAGTTTGAAGTGTTCCACCATCTTTACAAGATGCGCCGGGATATAACCGAACTTCTACTCCGCGACTTTGGGTACAGCTATGAGAAAGCCGACAAGCGTTTGCTGAAACGCTTTAATGGCAGAGGTTATGCAGACCTCACGGAAGCGGAGCAATTACAATATGACAGGCTGAAACAGAGATGGGAAGCGTTTGATGACTGGTTCCTGTATGACGAAAGACAGGTCATCGTGGACTGTCTGCGGGAAATCACTAAGGTTGACGTTTCGTATGTGACTGATGAAGAATACGCAGGCTGCATGAACACCGTTTTCAACTCACTGGAATACTACGGGATTGATAAGTCCCTGCGTACTGGTGAGAAGTACATGTACAAGCATTTGAACATAGGTGACCAGGTGGCGCAGGTAGCCGGGATAATCTACCCGATACCGATTGACAACTACGTGAAGATTGTCAAGGGCGTAAAGTTCTACGGACGCTACATGGATGACAGCTACGCAATCCACGAAAGTAAAGAGTTCCTTGAGGAACTGCTTAAAGACATAATCCGTATCGCAGGTGAGTTGGGTATCACCGTCAACACCCGCAAGACCCGGATATGTAAGCTTTCGGAACTATGGCGTTTCTTGCAAGTTCAGTATTCGCTGACGGATACTGGCAGAGTCATACAGAAAATCAATCCCAAACGGTTGACCTGTATGAGAAGGAAGATGAAGAAGCTTGTCCACATTCTCACTGAAAAGGAATTTGATGATTGGTTCAATTCCTGGATGTGCAATCACTACCGCATTATGAGCAAGCAACAGAGGGAAAACATGAATACCCTCTTTGCACAATTAAAGAAGGAGGTATATCACGATGTACACAATCACCCTGAATGACGGTACTAAGCTTGAGAACCTTGAACTGAACGGCAACAACTACATTGCCGAAGGGGTCATTGAGGACTCCGTGTTTGAGGGCAATCTTGGTTCCGTAACCATCTCCGATGGTGAAACCACTGAAACCTTCACCGACATGTGCCTTATGAGCAATCGTGCCGTGGAGGGACGTTCCTGGTTCGTACTGGGCGAAAAGACCCAGCAGCAGAAGCAGGAGGAAGCGATGAACGCGAAGATGCAGGAATTGGAGAAAGCCATGACTGCGCTTCTGACTGGGAAGGAGGACTAAGCCATGAGTAACATGACACAGCTTGCGCTTGAGATGCGTACTGCCCTGCAATTCTTTGTAGGGACTCTGGACAGTGAAACCCAGCTTGAAATGATGCTGGAAGTTCCGTCTATCTACCCCGCCTACGCTGTAGGCAAGGCTTACAAGACCAAAGACGTTTTCTCCTACGGTGTGAACTCCGTGGGTGACCCCCAGCTTTATCAGGTCTTGCAAGACCACACTTCCGCTGCGGAGTGGACACCCGATACAGCCGTCAGCCTGTATAAGGCAATCGGCGTAACCGAAAGCGGATACCCTGAATGGGTTCAGCCTTTGGGTGCGACTGACGCATATAACAAGGGCGATATTGTCAGCTACAACGGTACTCTCTATGTGTCCGTCATTGACGCAAACACTTGGAGTCCCGATGCGTACCCCGCTGGTTGGGAAGTTTACAGTGAGTAACTGGTAACCAGGGAGAGGGCGGGTCAGCCCTGACCCTCTCCTTTATAAAACATAAGAAGGAAGGTACAAAACTATGAAAACTACTATTTGCACTGCTCTTGGTGTGGTAGGAAGTGTCATTGCTTCCGCGTTTGGAGGTTGGGATGCTGCCATGACTACGCTACTTATCTTCATGGGTGTGGATTATCTCACTGGTCTTGTTGTGGCTGGTGTGTTCCACACTTCCCCTAAGACCGAAAACGGCGCACTGGAAAGCCGTGCTGGTTGGAAGGGTCTGTGCCGTAAGGGTGTGACTCTGCTCATTGTCCTTGTGGCTTGCCGTCTGGATTTGGTGATGGGTTCCACCTTCATCCGTGATGCGGCTATTATCGCTTTCATCGCAAACGAAACCATCTCTATCATTGAGAACGCAGGTCTGATGGGAGTTCCTATCCCTGCTGTTGTGGTCAAGGCGATTGAGGTATTGAAGGAAAACGCTGAACATACTGGTGAGAACGCTTCCGGGAAGGAGGGCTAAACCATGAGCAATTCGCCGCTTGTAACCTACACGCGGATTTCTCCTAAGAAATCCAGTCCGCGTAACCACGCGATTGACACCATCACCATTCACTGTATCGTGGGACAGTGGACGGCGAAACAGGGCTGTGACTACTTTGCCACTACTGACCGTGACTGTTCTGCCAACTACGTAGTTGGTAAAGACGGTTCCATTGGTCTGTCCGTGGACGAGAAAGACCGTAGCTGGTGTACTTCCTCCCGCGACAATGACAACCGCGCTATCACTATTGAGGTTGCCAGTGATACCAGTCATCCCTATGCCGTCACTGCTGCGGCGTATGATGCACTGATTAAGCTGGTTGCCGATATTTGCAAGCGCAATGGTATCAAGCGTCTGCTGTGGAAAGCGGACAAGTCCCTTATCGGTCAGGTGGATAAGCAGAATATGACTGTCCATCGCTGGTTTGCGAACAAGGCTTGTCCCGGACAGTACCTCTATGAGCGTCACAGTGAAATTGCGGCGAAGGTCAATGAAATCCTGGGTGCGGTGGAGCAGGTCACTCCTGCTCCTTCCACCCCGGAAGTGACCGCGCCTGCTGATGACGTGCCGGGTACTATCTGGAAGTTCTTCAAGGGCAAGGGTCTGAATGACTTTGCCGTGGCTGGCATCATGGGTAACCTGTATGCTGAGTCTGCTTTCAAGCCTACCAACTTGCAGAATACCTATGAAAAGAAACTGGGCTACACCGATGCTGCCTACACTGCTGCCGTGGACAACGGTTCCTATGATAACTTCATCAAGGACTCCGCAGGCTACGGTCTGGCACAGTGGACGTATTGGAGCCGCAAGCAGGCACTTTTGGAATATGCCCGGAGCGTGGGCAAGTCCATTGGTGACCTGGGTATGCAGCTTGACTTCATGTGGAAGGAGTTGCAGGGCTACAAGTCCATGATGACTACTCTTGCCGGGGCTACGTCCATTCTGGAAGCGTCCAATGCTGTGCTAACTCAGTATGAGCGTCCTGCCGATCAGGGCGAAACCGTACAGAAGAAACGTGCAGGCTACGGGCAGACCTACTATGACAAGTACGCTCAGAAAGCGGCTGTTACGGATGGTCTGTACCGTGTACAGGTTGGTGCTTTTTCCAAACTGGACAATGCCAACAGACAGCTTGCAGCGGTTCAGGCTAAGGGGTTTGACGCATTGATTAAGAAGGTCGGTAATCTCTACAAGGTGCAGATTGGGGCTTACAGCGTGAAAGCCAACGCAGAAGCACAACTGACCCGTGTGAAAGCTGCCGGGTTTATGGACGCTTATATCACTACGGAGAGCGGCGGCACTGTGGTAGCCACTACTCCGCAGGAGGAAAAGCCTGCCTATATTACTTACACTGTCAAGAAGGGTGATACCCTTTGGGACATTGCAAAGAAGTATTTGGGCAGTGGTAGCCGCTGGAAGGAAATCTACAATCTGAGCGGGTTGACCAGTCAGACGATCTATGCGGGGCAGAAACTCAAAATCCCAGATTAAGACCTGTCCCAACGCTTAAAATGGTGGACGGTGGTGTGATACATCACCGTTCCCTCAATAATCGGATTTGACTTCATAACTGGAGATTTGCCTCCCTGAAATCCACCCCTACGGCATAATTCTGGAATTGTTCTAAGAATTGCAACCCATGCAATCGTCGTGCCCTTTCCCGGCTCCCTCTCTGAGGGAGCTGGCACGCCCGCA